ACGCCAATCATTAATGATGCTTTCGGTATCGTCAATGATTATTGTGTCACTTCTAGCATATTTTTTCTTATGCTGTTTACCTGGAACGAAATTGCGTTGGAAATCAATATCGTGTTTTTCCAACCATTCGATTTTTTGTTTGGAGATTGCATCATACCTTTTCTGACTGGCAGTAGAGGAAAGAATCTGTGTTGGTGGCACTGCGTTACGTAATGCCATAATCAACTGCATAGCATCAGGCATCATTTCTAGTGTTGCAAAGTTTCCATCAGCAATAAATTTATCAAAGTATGTATCAAACTCTTTATTGTTTCTTGCTTCGGCAGGATAGATGTTGAAAAGTTCTTTGTAACGTTTTTCAAAATTGGCAATCACACCATCCATGTCCAGATAGATACAACTGATTCTACGCATAGTCTCTCAAACTTTCTTTTAAAATGTTTTTGAATTTTTGTTTATCATAATGTATAAACGGTGTGTATTTTTCAATCTTTCTTTTGTATGTTGGCCAAACAACATCGTCTGTTATTTTTTTAGACCACATCGGTAAGAAATTCATAATATCATTCAATATACAAACCGTTTCAATACTTACATTACCATAAGTCATTTCTTTCAACAATAATGGATATTGTCCATCTTCAACCATCAACATTTCATTTGGTGATTGTGTTGCGTTAAGTAGTCCTATTATATCTTGTTCAAAACGGTAAGTCAAGCTCTGGTTTCTTTTTTGCCATTTCTTGTAATTTTCTTCACCGTCATTACCAGATATATCGCCTACCCAATTCACATTAGTTTCCAAAAAGTTGGCAATATAAAAAGACTTCAAATCATCTATGTTATACTTACGTGATAGTTTGTAAAAGGAATACTTTGCTTTATTGTTTGCAAAGTTGTCCTTTGATACGTTGGTCTTTCCGTTATAACGAAAAAAATCGTAAGAATCAGAAGTAAAATGAAGTTTAATGCTTTGATAGAGGGCATATGCTTCGAATCCTGTTGTTTCTGTCACACTACAAATCCTTGATTAAAATTATTTTTTTATTTTCACCTGTTGGTTTAACAAATAATTCTTTCAGTTCTTCACCTGTGTGCCATTTCATAGAAGATGATTTGTGTGCAGGTAGTCCAGCAGTTTCACCGATTTGTTTCCAATTATCGGCTAGATATACTGCACCATTTTTACCTGCACCTACAAAGGTAATTATACACTTAAGTTCATTACCATATTTTTCTTTCCATGCATCTGGTGCTTTTTGTCTAAGTTGTTTTAATACTTGTGTGCCAGCATTTTTGATTCTTTTACTGAAACAGAAACGCCAGTTATTGGCAATACTATTGAAAGCTACTTTGTATTCTTGCTTAGACATTCCAAGATGCCTTAATATATCTTTTGGTGGTGGATACACAGAAGAACCTAATCCAATCATACCAATACATTCAGGTAGAATCATATCTTCCTCTTGGTAATATATCAACCAATCTATTCTCCTACCAACGGATGAGTTTGTCGGCACATATGAATGATTGTTTTCAATGATGTTTTTCACCAGTTCTTTTTGTTCTGGTGTTTTGACCTGTGTCAATTCAATCATATTGGCAATTTAGAACTTTTCTTTAATAGATTTAAGTCTTGTGCTTCCTCTCTAATCTTGGCCTTTAAGGCACTTGATACTAGAGAAGATGCAACATCTAGTTCCATACCAGTTTCTTCACAATGATAAATGATTGCTTCCATGTGAGAACATTCCAGTTCTGCACTTTTTTTACCAATCATTTCACTAAATTCATTAATCTCTGTTTTTGTCGGCACGTTCAAGCTTTCGTATAAAAAATATGGTTTCCAATTGTTCTCACAGGTCGAATGTTTGACCAACCTGGATGAACATATGTTGCATGGTAAAACATTGCACGTGCCTTGGCAAGCTCTCTGTGTAATACGGATTCTCTGATTGCTCTTTTGGCAATATACAAACATTCTTCCCAAGCATATTGGTTTCTTACTGGACCAACTTTTTCACAAGTCCATGTAAATTGGCATGTTTGACCGGTCTTTTGGTAAACAACACCACAAAAATCTTTTGGAAATGGTCCGCCATGATTTGCACGATTGATTGTAACCTGTGCTACGGCCAATTTTCCTTCATGTGGTTCCATTGCAGCCTCATAGTAAATGTTTTTGGCCATGCAAAGGATTTGTTGATTTATATCAGCACTAACTTGCTGTTGTAAATCTGGTTGTGCTTGATATGCCTTTACAGGCAAAAATAAAATAGATAAAGATAAAATTAAAGTCGGTAAGAACTTCATTTGTCCTCCTTGTGTGTGTAAAGGGGCCTAAGCCCCTAACCCTCAGGTAGATTTCTTTGTAGACAGAACTTTTGTGGTTGGTTCTGGTGATTGAATATTAGAAACGAAGCCGTTTAGTGTTTGGGCTTTGTTGATAATATCTTGTTCTGAGGGGATTGCTGGCAAAGCCGGATGTTCAGGTGGTGTTTCACCTTTGGCCTTTGCAGTATCGCATTTGATGTTCCAGTCTTGTGAAAGACGGTCTCTTTCTGCGTTGTATGAATCATATAACATGTCTCTCGCCATTTTTAATAGTTCAAGACGGATCTCAAAAGGTGTCATGTTTGACATAGTTTTCTCCTAATTGTGTTGTGTGTAAGTGTAATGATGATTTATTTGTGGGTTTCATCAAACCCATATACTTATTTATGAAACTCCACACCGTCATATTCTGGAATACCCAGAATTGACCTTGATACATCAAGAATGTATATCAATCTTCGTTGTTTCGATTTGTTGTATGCACTATGCATTTGTCCATTGTCAAAACCAAATAGGTCTGACCAGTCCACTTTTGTGGTAATAACCTCAAAGCACACATCACCTTCAGGAACAATTAAAGGTATGTGTATACGAATTGTTTTGTGTGATGAGTTTTCAATATCAGCGTGAGGTTCAATCACACCACCAGCATCCAAAATGCTGTAACCACTACAACCATATTTTGGTGTGAAATATTTTTTTGTTAATGCTGATGCTGTAGGGAAAAGACTTTGTATTTTTTCTTCTAAGAAGAAGTTATATTCAACATTTTGTTCGGGATAACAATAACGTAATCCTTCAACTTTCCACATTTGCTTTTCGGATTCATTTAGTGTTGTGTATGGATTAGCAGCGGCATAAGAAATACCACCTTTGAATGTGGTAAAAAAATCTGTATGATGTGCCAAAAATTCTTCACGCAATTTTGGTGCTAATTCCATCAATTCATCAGCAATTTTTATTTCATTTCTATACCAAATAGACTGCATTACTCCTCCAAATTAATGGTGGGTATTCTGTTACGAGGAACCCACCGAACCCTAGTCAGCGTTTAGGCTGCCAATGCGAACTTTTCATCGTTTGCGTTTACTTTGATTTAGTTTTTACGACTATCTGTGTCGGGTAGCCAATTAATTTACTAATTTGTCAATCGAAACTGGTTCATCCCCATCAAAAGAACTCTTTAGTATAGTCTATAGCACTTGTCTGTCTCTATACAGGGTGAAGAATTCTTTTGGTGGAGATGGCCGGTGCTGCCCCGGCGTCTTGCCAACTTTTCAAAAAATCAGTTTACTACCATTTTACAAATCCGGATAAATTCTTTTATGTGTTCATCATCCAGGTTATTCTTTAACCAATTTGCGGATACACTAATGTATCTGACATTGCCTTTCACATATCCTTTGGAACTATCAATTCTATCCAGTGACGCTTGATAATTTTTATTATAACTAGATTCTAAAATTAAGTCAACCTTTGTGATGGCACATTTACCGTTTTGTTTTTCCCAAAGTTCTTTGAGATATGGTAAATCCAAATTAAAATCACCTTTTGGATTCCCACCTTTATTAGTTCTTGTTCTACAACTTTTTAATAGTGTTCTGAAAGGACTATATTCATCCTTTCTATTACCAGCCAAACTTCTGGCCATTTTCTTGTTTTCTTCACTATGCACCCAAACACCCAACTTTTCTTCTCTTGTGTGTTTTGCATGGCAAGATAGTGAACAGTAAAGGCGTCTACCTTTCTTTTCAGCCGCTTTTACATATCTTGTTTCTTTTTCAAATTGTTTTTCGCAACCATCACAACAAATCAAGGAATAACTTCTCATATACACCTCCACTTTTATTTAGTGGAGTTGAAGATTACAGAATACGTTTCTAGTTGCTTCATACAACCATAATCACTCATAGGGTTTCAAAAAATCGTCACCCTCTGAATCTTTTTCAAAATTATTCCAATCATAGTTTACCAACTTATAAATCCAATAAGCGTGTAAACCTACAACAATAACAAGTAAAAATAATTTATCCATAATTGTATTATACACCAATTTATTTAGTTTGTCAACTGTTTTTGTGGTAATAATCAATAGCTCTAACTAAACCTTCAATGTGGTCGTGTGTCTTTTCTTTGAAAACAACTGGTGGTGCATTGTCCACAGCCATAATAATCACCAAATCATTGATTGGTTGACCAACCAGTTCTTCATACATCAATGCATATGCAGTAGTTTGCCAGAAATAATCCAAGATATCTTCACGGTTCTTAACCTTCTTCGATGTTTTAAAGTCAATCACCGATAAGACACCTTCATACTCACCAATACAGTCTACACGACCTGCCAATCCTAGTTGTGAGGACCACAATCCAACCTCTTGGTAGTGTATGTTATTGATTTTGTTTAGATACGGTTTGATTGCTATGAACATTTCTTTAGCATCAGGCATAACATTACCTGGTGGTTTTGGTTCATTGTTCAAATAGTATTCACATAATGTATGCATGTTGGTGCCACGTGATGTGGCCTGTCTGGAGATTTTGTTTGCAACCTCATCACCAACTCTACGCCGCCATGCCATGATGGCTTCTTTTTTCTGTGCTCCCACCACGGTGGTCACCGATGGTAACTTTTTACCATCTGGTGTGACATAATATCTTTTCCCATCAGGGAAAGTTTGAGATTCAATTTTTGGAATCTCTTTTGGTGGGCAATAAATGAACATTACAATAATCCTAACTTCAATTGTTTGTATTCTAAAATAGTTTTGTCAGCTTCTTCTATCTTTTTATTTAGAAGTTGTTTATCGAACGTTCCGTCAATAATATCTTTAACATCAACACCTAGACCAACCAATTCGTATACGTCATGGTTGATACTAACACCTTTATTTGCATTGCCATAGATTGATTTGCCTGCTGCAATACGGTGTTGTTCTGTTTCTTTATTTAAAGAATCGGCAATAGTTCTGACGGTATACCAATTTGTGTATTTGTTTTTCCAAATCATAATACCTTCATCTTCTTGTGCATATCTGAAATCATCATCACCTTTTGGAACTTTATATTCACCAGGTGCCATTTCACTATACCCCCACTTATCATACTCTTTTTCAAATTCACTCAATCGACTGACTGAACCTTTACGAATTAAAAGTGGCCACCAATCCCAATTATCAAACACTTCAAAGTTTTGGTCTAACAATATCTGTTGACTTTTCATTACACTAGAGATTGGTTCTCCAGGTAAACCAGCAATCATGCCTGTGTATGTGTAGATTGGTTTATATTTCTTCAACTGTCTAATTGCTTCAAACTGTCTTTCATTATCCAGACCTTTACCAATGGCCTTCT